CGTGACGGCCAGGGTGAAGTTGACGACCTGTACGGCCAGCGTGGCATTACGGCTGACGGTCGCATCGCCGATGCCGCGCTTGCGCAGGTAGATCTGCAAGCCCGCCGTCCCACCCGTGATGATCGAGGCGGTCAGGGTCAGCACATCGGCCGTCGGCGGCACGCAGCCGGAGGCCACGACGTTGGTCCAGGCCACGTTGGCGGCATTGGTCAGGATCTGCGTGTTGGCGCTGCCCTGGGCGACCTCGTACTGATACCAGCGCTCATTGCCGGTGCCCCACTGATCGAAGGCGACGACAACGCTGCCGGTGTACTGGATCGAGCCGATGCGGCGCACGGAGGTCGTGTAGCCGCTGATGCCAAAAGGCGTGGTCCGCTGCGTGCTGACATAGCAGGTCGTGCCGCTGTTACCCTGAGCCAGCCAGACCATGAGAGCGGCCTGGGAGGCGGGCAAGACGCCGATGAAGCCATTGACGCCGCTCTGCGTGGCGCTGGAGTTGGCCGCCAGGGTCAGCGACGTGTTCGAGCTGATCGTGTTGATGCGCTGGATCGTCTGACTGGCCGCCTGGAACCAGGCGTTTTCGATGCAAACGGGCGTGGTGCCCGAGGGATCGCCACCGGGGAGGGCGGCCACAATGGTAAGCGAAGTATCCGAGGCAATGGCGGTAATGCGGCTGTAGCCCTTGGCGGCCGTGCCGATGAGGTCGCCGACGGCGAACTCGCTCAGGAACTTCGTGTTGGTGCCGGTGATGGTGGTGGAGGCCCCGGCGATGGTGCCCGAGCAGGTCCTGGTGCCGAAATCGGTCAGGAAGGCCGTGCTCGTTCCGGTCACGGTGGCATTGGTGGAATTGGTGGCCACCGTACCACTAATCTGCTTGCGGTCATTGCCGGCGGCACTGCCATTAGTCGTCACCGTGATGGCGACAGGGCTGTTGAGGATGATTGTCGTGGCGTTGGTCGAATCGCGGGCCTGGCCGATGCCGACGGTGATTTGCGCCGTCGTGGTGAAGGTCAGTTTCAGGCCCTGCACATTGGCGAACAGGCTAGCGATCGTCAGCAGGCCGCCGCCGGTGAGCGTGGCGTCGCCAGATACGAGCTTGAAAGCCGGATCGACACCGACGCCCTGGTCGATGAGGAGGTAGCCCGTGTTACCCGTCGGAGCGATGCCGATTGGCGAGGTCCCCTCGCCCAACAGCACGCCATGCGCCGTCAAGGTGGCCAGGCCCGTGCCGCCATTGCTCACGGGCACGGTGCCCGTCAGACCGAGCACATTGAAATTCAGCTGCGCCGTGGTGATGGAGGTGGCCGACAGAGCGCCGACAACTTGCACGTCGGTGGGGATCACGGTCAAAAGAGACATGCGCTCCTCCAGAACTAGCCGATGCGCTCAATCCAGTACGAGCAGGGCACGCCAAGGCCGCCGGGGGTGATGTCGAGATTGCCGCCTGAATCCTGGGAGACGTTGAAAACAATGCTGACGCCGGCGCTGAGGGCGTAGGTGAACGTCAGCTGCTGCACGGTATACTCCAAAGCTCCCGAAGCAGCCGGCCGCACATCCATCGCAGGGGTGAAGGTGCCAGCGACGAGGGCATTGCACAGGCGCGAGCCGACGTTACTGTTTTGCCAGGCCACCTGGAGGGTAACGCGATAGTAGCCGCCAAAGGGGATGGTAATGCCATCGCCGGGCCCATAGCCGTCGGTGTCGTAGCTGGCACTGTTGAAGCCGAGAATCTTGGTCACTGTGCCCAGATTGGCACTGGAGGTAATGGTCTGATTGCCGCTCTGGACGTAATAAGCTCCCGAGAAGGCCGTCGCCATGTTGGCGGCGCCGCCGAGGGTTTGATAGGCCGGTGCGCCGCTGTAGTTGGGGTCCACGGCCTGCACGGCATAGCGCTTGCCCTGGGTGAGTGTCTCGCCATTGAGGCTCGCCACGCGGACGCTGCCGAAATCGACATAGCTGCCATCGGGCTGGCGCTGGGTGATGACGGCCGCATACAGGCCGTTGGCGTCGGGTGTGCCCGAGGTAATGCGGGCCAGGAACACCTGCTCCTTGGGCGCCGCCGGCACGCCGCGCGTGGGCTTGCGCGATTGCGGCCAGTTTTCCTGCCATTGCGTGGCCGCGATGATGCGGCCCGCCGCCTCGGGGGTAAAGAGAACGCCGCGCTCGCTCATGGCGAATTCTCCCGCACCGTGAGACGAGCGAAAACGCCTTTGGGCAATGTCCCCGTCGTATGGACGGGAGTGATCTTGATTTCGAGCACGTCGCCGGCGGCCAGGCTGGTGATGGTTAGCGTGGCGAACTTCAGCGTCCGCGCCGTGTCGCTACTGTTCAGCACGATGGAGCCGCTGATAAACGAGCCATTCTTGGTCACATCGACGTTACAGGTATCGCTGCCCACGGCCGGTACGACGGAGCCGGCGGCGAACTCGATGATTGTCCCCGTGGAGCCGCGCACGACGTGGAAAACATGCGTTTCGCTGAAAGCGGTCGTGGACGATTCCTGGCCCCAGGTCGGGTGATACTCCTGCTGCAGCTTGGTGGCCGCGATGTTAGCGCTGGCGGCCACCATCGTGTCCGTGATGGCGCCCAAAGGCACATTGAGCTGAGTGGCCGTCAGCGTGCCGAGGACCTGGGTGTCGGTAGGTAGGACAATCGGTACGCTCATGGTTCCTCTAGGGCAGGCGCAAGGGCGCAAAGGGCAACAGCGGATAGACCTGGAAACTCAGAAACACGGGCTGCAGCGTGACGTTGGCGTTCAAGACATGGGCGGCTGCCACGGTGTTGCCATAGCCGCGTGTCACGCCGGTCCAGGTCAGGTTCTGATTCTGCACGGCCGGCACCAAGATCAGCTCCTGATCGATCTTTACGATGAACTGCTGGACGCTGTGCTGATACAACGTCACGCCGTTGGCCGGCAGTGGCTGGCTGACGGGAAAGGGAGCTGCCGAGGCGACGGACAACGTCGTGTCCGTGGGCTCCAGCGCCTGCGTCAGCGACGAGAAGGCATTGGTCAGCGAGGCGCCCACGCCGTTGAGGGGCACGGCCTTGGACACCGCGGCCCCGTTTTTGTCGCGGATCAACAGTTTCGTTTTGCCGTCGGTATCCAGGTAGTTGAAGCCCTGATCCAGCAAGTTGAGGTTCCAGCCGTCGGGCCGGAAGTGGATGGTGTACGTCACCTGCCAGTAGAAGAAATTGTTCTCGTAGTGGCGGGTGGCCTCAATGGCCTGAATTTTGGCCGTCCCCGGCGGCGCGCCGAAGAAGGCATCGCTATTGACCGCATCGCGGTACAGATAGGCGATGCCGGGATCGAAGCCCGCCTCGTTGCGCGTGACCACCAGCACGGGCCGGCTATCATCCTTTTCCGCTGGCGGATCGAAGGCCTCGCCAGCACTGTTGACCACGGCCGCACCATAGATGTCCACATCGGCGATCCGCTGGAACTGCGCGAAGGACCATTTGATTTCGCTGGGCCGCAAGAGCGGGTTGGGATTGCCCAACTCGGGCAGGTCGGTGCGATTGGAATAGCTGACCGTCACCAGCCAGGTATTGGGATCGCTATCGTCCTGGACCACGTCGATCTTGCGGGCAATGGCCGTCAGATCGAAGGTCGTGCCATTGGGCTCGATGTAGCTGGCGAACAGATTGGGGATGGCGGTGCCATTGAATGGGTCCACAGCCGTTTCAGCGACCAGGGCGCCATCCAGGCTGTTGCTGGTCACGACCCGGAAGACGCGCGCGTATTCGCGCACGGCCTTCTCATCGGCGCTGCCGCGGCGGCCATTCCAGATTTCACGAACCGACAGGACCGCCATGCTCGATCACTTCTCCTCCCAGCGCCAGGGCCAGCAGCCGGGCCTTCTCGGCCAAATCCTCCAGCGTGGGCGGCTCGGCGTCGAAGCGCGGCACAAAATCCTCGGGCTTCGAGGCCGACTCGCCCTTGCCGCGCAGACGGTTGGCGATCGTGGCCGCGATGATGCCCGCCCGGTAGTCGTCCCGCTCGGCGCCGATGGGATCGAGGCGGTCAAGAGCCATCCACTCGGCCAGCTCGCGGGCATCCAGCTCGGCCAGCAGCTGGCGGACCGTCTTGCCCAGCCGCAGCGCTAGCTTGAAGCAGAAGCGGCGGACGGGCCGCTCGCGGAGTTTTTTGCCAGCTCCTCGACGTCATCAGCCGACAGGCCATTGAGACGAGCGGCCACGTCGTAGACCTTGGCCAGGGCCTTGGCGGACTTCTGGCCCAGCGCCACAGCATCCGTGTCGGTAAAGAGCCGCTGACCTTGCTCATCGACCAGGCACAAGACGGCCAGGCGAGCGCGGAGGTTGGCCAGGTTGACAGAGCGGTCCTTGCCGCGAGCCTGCACGCTGGCGGCCTCGAAGGCATCGCGCTCGGCGGCCGACAGGGTCCGCACCCAAACCGTACCGCCCCACTCAGGAATCAACACTTCCTCGCGCGGCAGATCGGCCGCGGCGAGAATCTGCTCACGGGAAAGCATCACGATCCTTTCACATCGAGTAGGAGTGAGGAGCCAGGAGTGAGGATCGAGCAAGACTAGATCCTCGATCCTCACTCCTGGCTCCTGCTCTACGATCCTTTCACGAAGGGCAGCACCTTGATGCTGGTCGTGGCCGACCAACCCAGATTCATGAAGCCGTTGGCGTCGTTGTAAAGCCCTGGCGGATACGGCCCTAGTAGGGCACTTTTGCCGGCGGCGATGACCTTGGTCTTGTTGGGCAAGGTCTGGCCGTCGATGGTGCCGCCGGTGCCGTAGTTCTCCGTCACGGTCAGGCTGACGCCGCCACCGTTGTTGACAAAGACCAGCTCGTTGCCGGTGTTGGGGAACTTGTCGCTGCCAGCGACATCGACGGCCACCGCAGTAGCGACCAGATCGAGAATGCCGGTGCCGTGGTTTTCGGTCGTAACGGTAAGCGTCGCCATGATTGCGGACTCCTGACCCCTGATCCCTGATTGCTGGCCCCTGACCGCGGATTACGTCCCTTGAACGAACGTGATCTGACCCGTCACCTTGATGGCAACCTCAGCCTCGACCTTGTCATCCATCGGGTTGAGGACCGCTAGCTCCTCGATATGCCCCTGGAAGGCCAGCGTGCTGGCCGTGGAGACGAGGTCAGAGAGGACGACCTTCCAGTAGCGTGTCGTGCCGCTGGACCAGTCCGAGAAAATCGTGTTGTAGTCGGTTTTCTTAAAAAGGATCTTGAAGGTGGCCTGACCGCCGTCACGCATGCCGGCGCGGAACTCGTGGAAGCCGCCCGGCGATTGCAGGTTGGAGTGCTGAATCGTGGTGGCCTTGCTCTTGGGCGGCACCAGATCCGTCACCTGGCCGACGGTGGTATAGCTGTTACCGTCGGTCGAGCGCTGAAAATCACTGCCGTAACCGATGATCGAGACAGACGAGACGGCCATAGCTTTAGCCCTCGGTATCGTTCCAGACCAGGAACTCCATGCTCACGCGATGAATACCCGCCTCATCGGAGTGGACCGGCTGCTCGTAATCGTCGCCGATGTCCTCCAGCAAGGCCCCGCGCACGTCGATGGGCGTGCTGCCCACCTTGCCGGCGAAGCCATTCAGCGCCGCCATCACCGCCAAGCTCATGGCGTCGGCATCGGCGTAGCTGTCGCCGTAGCAATCCACCTGCACACGCCGGCCGGAAAGGGTCGTGGGCCCGGCATAGGTCAGCACGGGCGCCCCGGCAATCCGCCGACAGACGACAAAGGGCCGGTCCACTCCCTGGGGCGCCTTGTTGGGATAAACGCGGACATTGGCGGCGCCGCCGGCGGCGGGATCGGCGGCCAGGGCCGCCACGCCAGCGTCGGCGACCAGCTTGCCGATCACGGCCTTGATACTCACGCGCTGCCTCCGCTTCCCAATCCCTTCCCGATGATCTGCTCAGCCAGGGCCTCCAGGGTCGCCTGATTGTTCGCCAGCGCCGGCCGTAGATGCGGGCGGGCTGCCGCATGGGCCGTGCCCTTCTCCAGCAGATGAGCGATCTTCACCGGATCCTGATACCAGACCTCGCCCTTACGCTTCCCGCGTTTCCGCACGCCGGCGGGATAACGAAAACCGCCGCGGGCGCCGACCAGGCCGACCTGCACCAGGCCAGCCTGGTAGCTCTTGATCTTGCGGCCCAGGGACTTGCGGTAGAGGCCCTTCAAGGTCCCCAGCGGCGCCACGGGGGCTAGCTTCTTGGCATCCTTGAGAACGCGCTTGGTGGCCTCATTGACGTACTTCCGCAAGAGCTTCTTGCGCACCTTGCGCTCGACGCCCTGCAGCTGGTTGAGCGCGTTCTGCAGGCCGACCACCTCGATGGTGTGCGCCATTGCTCACCTAAAAGCGATAATGCCGGTCGCCGTCGTGCCCGTGGCGAAAACCCGCGTCACGCGCAACGGCAGGAAGGTCTTGACCGTGAAGGTTCCGGTCGGGAAAGTAATCGTCTCGCCGCCCTCGGTCGTGACCTTCAAGGCACCATCGACGCTGATCAACAGCGCCGTGGCGGCATTGGCCAGGTCGTTGTTGTCATCGGGCGTCACCAGGGCGGCGTGCTGATAGGGCGCGCCGGGTGTCGCCTGGTAGGACGCAAAGGGCAGGTTGGCCACGGTGGGCATCAGAGCACCTCGGTACAACTCAGCTGCAAGGTTCGGTCGCGCTCGTCCAGGTTCTGGACATCGAGGATGTTGAACACGCGATAGCCGCCCTCGGGGAAATCACTGCTGGCCGCCGCGTTGGGATCGCGGACCAGCAAGCGCATCTTGGTCGACAGCCCCGGGAAAAACCGCAGCGTCACGCGATGCGTCGTGTCCGGCTGGATCTGCGCCCCGATAAACGGCTCCTGACCTTTCTGCGGCTCGATCTGCGCCCAGCGCACAGCGATCGTCTGCCAGTTGACCGGCGGCTTTTCGTTGTAAGCGTTGGCCGGCTCCGGTGCCGTCAGGGCCTGGACCTCGACGCGGCGGCGGAGCTTGCCGGCGCGGATGTAGACGTTCGCCATCGGCTCACTCGTATTCGGCCGGGAAAATACTCATCAGCTCGGCCTGAACAGCCAGCGGCACTTCGCTGAAGCTGCCCTGCTGCACGGCCTCACGGTTCTCGTAGCCGTGGGCCACCAGCTGCTTGATCGCCGTGCGCACCTGCTCGGGCAATCCGGGCTCCACGGTAAAGCCAGCCGAGTGGGCATTGGCGAAGGTCGCGGTGAAGGTCGTCGCAGTCACGGAACTAACGACGATGCGTTCCGCCACGGGCGTTAGCCGGTCGATGTCGAGGATCGTGCCGGCGTAGATGCCGAACAGGCTGGCGGGCGTCACGGTCTGCACGCCGGCGGCAATGGCCAGTGGTACGCTCGTCACCGGGCCATAGCCGGCCACAAAGGACACCTGTACGCTGGCCAGCTGCTGACGAACGATCGGCCAGATATTGCCGTAGCTGGGCGCGATGCGGCCCGGCTCCGTGTCGGTGTCCACATCGTAGGTGCTCGGGTCCACCGTCTGCGTCACACCGCTGCCGTCCACGTAAGTGATCGACGTGACGGCCTGCAAGGGCGGTCGCGTCACGCGGATGGCAGCCCGGTCGGGATACCACTGGCCGGACAACTGCGTGACGGGCAGACGCTGCTGCCAGATGGCATCCGAGTTGTACTGCCAGACAGCCGACGAACTATATCTGGGAAAGCGGTCAATCGAGGACCGCCAGCCGGTCGAGACCAGCGTGCGGTTGTAGGTCGCCTCGACGTACTGCCGCGCCGACGCGATCAGGCTCCGCACCACGGCATCGTCATCGGGGATGTCGATGCGGCACCACAGCTTGGCCTCGTCCAGCGTGACAGGCTCGCCGGAAGGCGGCGTCGTGACTTTAAGGCCGCGTGGCACAATTTAGGCTCCCCAGCTGACAAACTTCCCTAGACCTTGTTCATCGGTCTTGTACAGCGGCGCGACTCGGGCCAAGCGCTGGCCTGCGTGGGTCTCGGGCAAGTCAGGATGTGCGACGACCAGCTCAAGCTGGCCGGACCAGACATCCCACTCGCCGTAAACGATCTCCGTTCCTGGCGGCAGGTCCAGCAATGCCGCCAGGATTTCCGGCGTAATCAGGAAGCTGGCGCGGTTAGCCATAGTTGGCCGTTTGCAGCTGAGCCCCCACCGCGATCTGCCCGGTGCCCGGGATCGAGCAACACGGGAAAAACCCGGTTTTCAACGTGTCGGTGATGGCCAGGATGTACTTGCCGGTCGCGTCGGTCAGCGACCGGATCGCCTTTTTGGCGGTCAAGGCACCGAAGTCGGTGCCGCTGGCGCCGGCGCCGACGGCGCCGCTGGCCGTGGTCGCCGTGAGGCCGATGCCGGTGGCCGCGTCGGACAGCCAGATGTCAATAGGCACGCAGGCCGCCAGGTTGTTGCCAGCCCCATCCTTGAACTGGAAGGTGACGAGAGTCTGGTTCGTCGTGCCCGCGGCGGCACTGATACTGACCTTGGCGGCCAGGGCCAGCTCGTTGGGATCGAACTCGACGCTGCCGGACATATGGAACTGCCCCGACTGATCGAAGTAGGGCAGGTTCGGATGATGGCCTTTCTCGGCGGCCATGTGCGTATCCTCCTTCTGAGGGTTAAGGGATCAGGAGGCTTACGCCGCGCACTCGGCCAAGGCCGACAGGATGACACTGGCATCGGGCGTGACCGGCTTGTTCTTGGTCCGGTACAGGATGGCGATGATCGTGTTGACGGTGGCGTTCTGCGTGGTCCGGCCCAGAACGGCGGTCACGTAGCGCAGCTGAGGCTGCACGGCATCGAGGACGACGAGCTTGTTGCTGCTGGAAGAGGCCGTGAACGTGCCCGTGGTGGCGCCGCTGATATCGGCAGCATCGCCGCCATTGGCCTGGTTGCCGTCCTGCGCCTTCAGCGACAGCACACAGCCGTCGGTGACGGCGGCCAGGTCGGCGATGAGACAGACAGCGTCATAGCCACTCATGTCGAAGGTCAAGGTCGTCACGGCGGTCTGACCCGCCGCGGCGCCGTTGCTGACCTTCACGATCTTGCAGTCCTTCAGGATGCTGTTGAACATGATTTACCTCTTGCGCGCCGCGGGCCTCGGCCGGGTGGCGGCCTCAGCGGGTGGCGCGGTGGCCGCTTCGGGTTGAACCAATTCCGCCTGGCCGGCGCGGAGAAGGAGGCGGGCCTCCGACTCGGGCAGGTCCACCACTTCGCCAGCGTGCTGCAAGCCGTAGTAGGGGCCGCAGCGGTCGCATTTCAGGCGGATTTTCATACCAATGTCAGGGGTAATAAGGGGTAGGCGATGGTGCTTTGCCTCCCCCTTTGTCCCCCCGTCTCCTTTGCCGTTGTCCGTCAGAAAATGGCTTAAAACAAGCCATTTTCTACTAATGAACCATGTACTTGATGGGGTGCGTTCCCGCGTCGAGGAGGTTGCCGTCGGCGCGCATGAACATGACAAAGCCTTCCTGATCGCTGTCGGCATAGCGCTCGACCAGGCGACGCAGGCGGACCGAGGAAACGTCGCGGATCTTGTACTTGCGCAGCGCCCCGTAGGCGACGGTCTTCTTGCCGCTGGCGATGCTGTTGTCCATCGACTGATTGATGTAGATGGGATCGCCATCCAGCGTGTCGGGCGTGCCGTAGGCCAGCCCGGCCTGCCACAGGTAGCGGCCGAAGCCGTCCTTGAGCTGCTTGATCTTCAGGAGGATCTGGTCGTGCATCGTCCAGCCAACGCCGGGCTGGCTGCGATAAGCCGGGTCCACGCTGTGTTTGAGCGTGTACAGGTCGTCGGCGGCGATGGCCGTGGGCGAGGCGGCCGTGACGCCACTGGTGGCGGCGGTGATGTAGCCCGTTGGCTGGCTGGCGCCGGTGCCCGTGGTGAAATGATCGGCCTGGATGCGGCCGATGCGAATGCCTAACAGCTCGCCCAGCGTGGCAGCCATGTCAAAGGCACTGTCTTCGAGCAGCTCGACGGGAACCAGCACCAGTTTCGAGGTGTACTTGTAGGCCTTGAGCACCATCTGGCCGAAGGTGACGTCCTGGCTGCTGACGGTGGCGTTCTCCTGCAGGATGGCGCCCTTGTTGGAGGTGTCGTTGACGGTGGGCCAGGGCAGGTCCTGGCCGCTGGTGGTGCGCATCACGTCGGCGAACTGCCGCACCATCGCGTATTGCAAGAGGGCCACTTCGAGATTGTTGACGAAGCCCTCGGGTACGCTGTAGCCACCACCGGCGCCGACCTGGATCGACAGCGCCCGGTGCTCGGCGGCCAGCTGGCGGACGCCACGATAGTTGCGGGGCAGGTGCAAGTCGATGGCGCGGCGATTAGGGTTCAGGCCGCACTTGGCCAGGGCTTCCTGATGCTCGGTGCGCAGCTCGCGGCCGGTCTGGGCGCGCATCCAGCCTTGCAGGGCCAGGCAGCGGTCCTCCTCGGTAATGTCCGTCGCCAGCCAGCCATCGCGCTTCAGCGCCTTTTTGCGCTGTTTGGCGGCGCGTTTCTCGGCCTTGCGCGTCTGTTGGCCGTTGAAGTCGTCGCGGCCTGGTTGGCCGTCGCCGGTCCGACGGCGTTGCTCGACTTCAACGCTCTCGGCGCGCTCGGCGATCTGGATTTTGAGCGTCAAGGCATCGTAGTCCTTGTTGACCTGCTCCCAGTTGGCCCGCTCCTCGGAGGTGAAGTCGCGGTCTTCCTTGTGGATGGTGTCGCGCAGTTCCTGGATGCGCTGGGCCAGAGGCGCACGCTTTTCGCGCAGGGCCTTGGCGGTGAGAATGTCCGGCATGGATGTTTGGCCTCTGAGTACGCCGGCAGTGTCTGCTGCGGCAAATGCTGTGGTCGATCCCGCTGGCAAGATGGACCGCTGGTCGCAGCGGCGAGGTGCTTGCGTCAAAGCTACGGCAGAGGTTCCCGACATCGGCCGGGAGGCGGCTGCCGTGTCTGATCCATTGTCCGAGGGCAGCGTAGCCGCCCCGCGGGGCCGCCTGCAAATTCGCCCGCGTGAAAAATCAGAAGTCGACCACGGTGAGGTTTTGCAAGACATGGGCCGTTTCCTCGGCGGCCCGCGCTTGGCGTTCCTGGATGGCCCGGGATTCCTTGAGAACGCTTTCGATGCGCTGCTGCGCATCCTGGCCGCGATCCTGGCGGAAAGCGACGATGGCACTGTAAGCTTCCCGGCTGCCCTCCACGGCCGCCGCGGGTGCTGTCGTGGAGGTCAACTTCTGGGCCTTCTCCAGCTCCTCGAAGGCCTTGGACGTGGCCAGGGCATAATCCTCCCAGGAAAGAATGCCTGCCTGCAGCAACTCATCCAGATCGGCCAGCTTGTTCTGGAAGCGGTCCAGCGGACTTTGGATGTCCTCCCAGATCTTGGCGGCCTTGTCCCACAGCCGCACGAAATCGTCGAGGCCCTCGCCACCTTGGGGCGGCTGCGCGTTCTTGAAGAGCGTGGGCAGCTGCCGCAGCTGGTCGGCCAGGTGGCCGAAGAAGTTGGCCGCCTTTTGGGCGCTGGTGGCCCCCAGGGCCTGGGGAGTTGGATTGACGGCCGGGCTCGTGAAGATCGGCGTCAAGGTAGCGCTACCCAGCACAATCACCTTGCTGAGCCAGGGCGGCGGGTTGAAGGAGAAGAGCTTCGTCACGCGGTCGATCAGCTCGTCGATCTTGAGGATGATGGCGGCGACGCCATCGGCGATCTGCGCCAGGAACTGCGCCGCCTGATCGGCCAGGGACCGGAACAACTCGGGGAAGCCACCCACTTGCTTGGCGAGATCGTTGAGGGACTTGACCAGCACGGTCGCAATGGGCGTGACGGCCACCGCGAAGGCGTTTTTGACGCCGGCAAAGGTCTTGTCCAGCTCATCGAGGGCCTTGGCGCCCTGGCGGGCGGCCTCGACGTCGGCCTCATTGAAGACGAAGCCGCGGCGCTGGGCCTGCTCCTTGAACTTCTTGAGGCCCTCCTCGCCCTGCTTGATCAGGTGCAGGATGGGACCGACGCCCTTGCCGAAGACCGCGAACGCGGCTGAGGCCTGCAAGGCCGGATTGCGGATCGAGGCAATGGCATCGGCGGTGCGGTAGAACTGCTCGGCTACGGGCAGACTGGCCAGCTCCTCAACGTCGAGGCCCAGCCGGCCGAAGGCGGCCTGGGCTTCCTTCGAGCCGGTGCGGGCACGGCCCAGCGTCACGGTCATGCGGAAGAGGGCCTTATTCATTTCCTCGCCGTGGCTGCCGGCGGCGAACATCAGCACCGACAGATCGGAGACGGAAATGCCCAAGGCCTTGGCCTGATTGCCCAGCTCTTTCATGCCGGCCCACGTCTTGCGCAGGAAGGTCAGCAGGCCGAAGCCACCATCGACAATGCCGCCGAGGGTGCCAGCCACGAACGCCAGCGGTGCCCCTAGAAAAGGAATGGCACTGAGGCCATCGGTGATGGTCTTGGTGAGCGAGCCGAACAGCTCGCGCGTCGTTTGGACCAGGCCCTTGTCGAGGGCGCCGCCAACGAAGCCGGCGAAATTGGTCAATTTCTTCTGGGCTGTGGCCAGGCCACTCACCAGGCCCTGGGCGTTGGCACTGAGCATAACAGCCATGTTCGCAATCGTGGCCATGATCTCTACCACCGGATGGTACAGTCCGCCGTCTTTAACCGTGCTGAGCCGTGCTTGGCCGTGCTTGGCCGTGCTTAGAGGCCCAGCCGCACACACCGCGCCCGTACCTCAGCCTGCGCTAGCGTCGCACGCTTGCGCTGCTCGGCTCGCCAAGCCTCGAAAGCCTTCCTGGCTTCGACATCGGAGCCAACGACCGAGCGCAGGCCAGCTGTCGTGGCCGGGTAAGCGGGGAAGACCACGGGGCCCACATCATACAGCTCACTGATGGAATGGATCTCGCGGATGGACAGCTTGCCCTGCGCAATCCAGCGTTGGCCCTCGCGGTTGACGCGGAAGCTGAAGGAACTGCCCCGCAGGTCGCCGCGCTTGATGCTCTCCAGGACATTCGCAGCCATTGGGCAGTCCGGCATCTGGATCGCATAGGCCAGACCGGCGTCGGTCTTTTCCAGACTCAGCGTGCCGGCCAAGGTCCGGCCCAGCAGCATGTTGGGATCGTGGTTGAAAAGCGCGGCACAATCGACGCCCTGGCGTAACACAGCATCAAAGGCCGTCGGCAGGATGCGCTCCACCGCCTTGTCATCCTCGTAATCCCAGAGAGTGTATTCGGTCCCCGGATCAGCAGCGTTGTAGAAGACGCTGGCCAGACCAACAGCGTAAGGGTAATCCGTGCCCACGCGCTGTTCGAGGCGCACCGGGTGAGAGGCGAGGCTGATGATGCGGCGTTCCATAATCAATCCGCCTTGTAGTAGTAAACTTGGACCCGTGACGTACCTAGCAGCTGCCGGGCCATGAGCCGATGATGACCGTCGTAGATATATTTCTCGCCGTCCTTTTCCACGACCCAGGGACAATCCGTGGGCAGTTCCCCCAGCAATTCCTTGTCGTCGCCATCGG